CTTATGGTAGAGGATGCTCATATCCATGAAGGGCTGAAGGAACTTCCTGCTATGCTAACTGCTCCAGAAAGAGAAGCTGTAGTTTACTTAAAGAATATGATGCAGCAATACGGTAAACGCTTTGAGGAAGTAGGTGAGAAGATTATAACAGAAAGAGCTTTTGTTCATCATGCCTGGCATCCGTCATGGGTTAAGAGTGCTGCAGAGCAAAGGCTAAGTGACTTAAACATTGCAAATAATGTAGTTCCTTTTTCTAGACTGTTTCGTAGGACTAAGTATAGTGTACAGATGTCTCCTGACATTAACTATGTCATGCAAAGATATATCTTTGATTCTGAAAGAAGACTCCAGATGTTAGAGTTCTGGGATAAACGCAAGATGTTCAATAAGGAGAGTTGGTGGACACATTATAACTGGGTTAAGCAATTCGGAGATGACGAGTTAGTACGTTACTGGGATGAGTTAAAGCGAAGGTTTCAACCTCCTCCTGAGAATAGGCTAAGTACTCTGTCCAACATGTATGCTTCGGTAGAGGTCTTAAGGCTTATAGCCTTTGCACCTTCTACAGCCTTCAAGCATTTGTTCAAGAATATAGGTACTGCTAGTTCACTGGGTATAGGAGAATTTGCTTCTCACATCCCAGCAGCTACAACTGATGCTGTAAAAATAATGGCTCATGATATAGTTGGTGCAGTAGCTCCTAAGATGGGTATAAAGTTTCCTGCGCAGACGAAGAAGTTTGAGCAACAAGTAGCTAAGAGCTTCATGGGTACAGCCAGAGGCATTAACGTATTTGCTGGATTAGACCTTGAGCCGTCTGTAAGAGGACTCCCAGGATTCTGGCCAGCGTTCGAAAGAAAGATGTTGGGTTTGAATAAGGCTGGTGGTTCTTTGATAAGCATGATTGAGTCTGTAGATAGAGCACATACGTTCAGAGCTGCAATAGACTTAGCAGCTAAGAAAGGATACACTACTAAGCAAGCATTGTATTCCTACTGGTCTCAGATTTTAGAGATGAACTTCCTGAGTGCTGAGATGAATCCAACCTGGGCACGTAACCCAGTGACTAGAGCATTAGCACTCTTCCAGAATACAGCCTACAAAATATTCGAGAGAAGGTGGAGAACTGCTATGCTCGCCGGAGAGGATATAGTTAAGGCGGGTAAAGTATTTAAAGGAAAGAAGCTCAGCGAAGCTTTGGATGATCTTCATGCTGTTGGAAGATGGATTGTAGGGCGTGAGAACGACCTTAAGAAGAATTTGATTCTGGAGAACTTGACGTCTAACAAAGACATCTTTGGTGTTCCCTATATACAAAGAGCTATGAGGGAGACGGTATTGTCTGGTATAGTACTTGGAGGTGGTAGTGCTGTAGGTCTCAATTTATTCCCTCAAGTAATGCACGTTCCTTTCTTAGCACACGGAGCGCATGAGCCTACTTTGGCAGCTAACCCTATAGTCCATGCCTTCTTTAGGACAACAACTCCTCCGGAAGGTGGCGGAGCCAGAGACATTGATGATGAAGAAATGTATATAACTTCTTTCCTTAAAGAATGGCTCAGGGGTTCAGGGTATATGAACATGACAGCTAATAAGATGATACGAATACTTAAGGCAGATGTACCTACTCTTTATGAGTCAGATACAGGGAGTGTATTTCCTGATGAGTTATTGTATCTGTTCTCAGTTCCTAGGAAGAAGGAATTGTAGTAGGTCAAGAGTTGACCCACTTAAACTTTAGGAGGTGATAGTATGAGTAAGATTAATCATTTAGAAGTTGCTATGGATGGTAACAAGAATGCAGTGCCTAATGATGACTTCATGTGGTATGACCAGAGGATGGACTATACAACTGGAGACTTGGACTATAGAGGTGTAAGTAAGACTCATAAAGCTGACGTAGGCGATGATGTCTGGTGGATATGGAAGTACACTTGGGATGCTACTCCTAACTGTACTAGAATAGAAGGACCTTTATTGGGCAACTGGACTGGTAGAGCAGCCCTGGCGTGGGCATAAGGAGGTAGGTTATGGGATGGTACTTTAATCCGTTTAGTAGGAAGCTGGATTATACTGTAGCAGGAACAGGTTATGTTAATAAGTCTGGTACTCCTGCAGCAGATGAAGTGGCTATATTTACTGATGCTGATACAGTTAAGGGAGTTGATGAAGCTGCTTTTAAGACGCTGTTTAATATAGAAGCTGGTACGGACTTCTTGGCTTATGATGCTGGAATAGCTAACTTGGCTGGAGTAGCTATGGCTGCAGATAAGTTTTACTATACCAGTGCTGATAATACTCATGTAGCTGGTGACGTTACTGCTTTTGCAAGAAGCATTTTAGATGATGCTGATGAGGCTACGTTTAAAGCTACAGTTAACCTAGAAATCGGTACTGATGTTCAGGCTTATGATGCTGGATTGGATGCACTAGCTGGACTAACTTACGTTTCTGATAGTTTTATCAAAATGACTGCAGCTGATACCTACGCTGTCAGGACTTTAGCAGAAACGATAGGTGACCTTTCTGGAGTAGCGGCAGCAGATTTTGACTTCAACGGTCAGGATGTAATAAACACAGGTAATCTTCACCTTAACAAGGGAACTGATTCTTATATCTATGGTGGTGATGCAACTGGTGACGACTTATGGCTCTATGCTAATAGTGTAGATGCTAAGGATTTCATTGGTATCTATGGTGCTGTGGGAGTAATGGTGAACTTTTCTACTGGCAATAATTTCTATATTGTAGGAAATGATACTACAGAATATGAGTTTACTGCTACTGAGTTTGATGCTAAGGGGAATAACATTGAAGATGTTGGTAGCCTTGGCACTACTGGTACGAGGGTTACTAAAGGTTGGTTTACTGACCTTGAAGTCACTAATGATATAACTATAGGTGGGTCAGCTTTAGCAACTATATACCAACCGTTAGATGCTGAGTTAACTGCCTTAGCAGGACTGACGTCTGCTGCTGATAAAGGTATACAGTTTACCGGTGCTGGAACAGCTGCTGTTTATGATCTGACAGCGTTTGCTAAAACTATATTAGATGACGCAGACGAAGCTACGTTTAAGGCTACGGTTAATTTAGAACCTGGAACTGATGTCTTAGCATATGATGCAGGGTTAGCTAACCTTGCTGGTGTAGCTATGGTAGCAGATAGGTTCTATTACACAAGTGCTGATAACACTCACGTAGCTGCTCCAGTAACAGCGTTTGCAAGGTCTATTCTAGACGATGCTGATGAAGCTACATTTAAGGCCACTGTAAACTTAGAGATAGGTACTGATGTATTAGCCTATGACGCTGGTCTTAGTAACCTTGCAGGTATTGCAATGGCTGCTGATAAGTTTTACTATACTAGCGCTGATAACACTCATGTTGCTGGAGATATTACTGCATTTGGTAGAAGTATTATTGATGATGCTGACGAAGCTACTTTTAAAGCAACAGTTAATCTTGAGATAGGTACTGACGTTCAAGCATATGATGCAGGGTTAGATAGCTTGTCTGGATTGACTTATGTTTCTGATAGTTTCATTAAGATGACAGCGGCTGACACATATGCTGTTAGAACATTGGCTGAAACTATAGGAGACTTGAGTGGTGTAGCTGCAGCAGCTTTTGACTTTAATAGCCAAGATGTTACCGGAGTAAAGACTGCAACGATTAGTAACACAACCTCTGACAATAATGCTAAGAGTATTAGTAGTGCTTTGTCAGATACTTCTACAACAGGGCATACAGTCTATGGTCATTATAGTGAGGTTACTAACGCTGTAGTTGTGACGGGTACAGCACAAAATCTATATGGTGAGAGAATTTGGGTAGAGAAATCTGGCGCTGACACCAATGCTGACACAACGACTGTTTACGGTTCAGAGATTTCAGCTACGAATACTGGCTCAACTGATGTTGGAACTAAGAATACTTATGCTTTGAGCTTGCAGGCAAGAGGAGATACAGCAGGAACATCAACAGCTTATGGCCTCTACGTATCTGCTGCTAACGCTGATACCAATTATGGTATCTTTTCAGGTGACGGAAACGTTGAGCTTAGAACTAATGCTGCTGAAAACGTTTATGTTAATGCTGTTAGTACTGCGACAACGAATACAGCTGGGGTACTAAGGGTTGGTGCAGAAACTGTAACTGACGGTGTTTTTGGAGCCAGGATTGATCTTGAAAACAAGACTACAACAGGTCAAGGGAATACTGGACTATATGTTGGTATGACTTCTTCTGCGGTTGTTACAGCAACTAATCAGAGTCTTTATGGAGCAGAGATATATGCTACAAAATCGGGAGCAGACACAAGTGCAGATGCAGTAAATATACGTGGTTTGAATGTTCAAGCTCAAAATACTGGTAGTACTGATGCTGGTACTCGAACTACAATAGGTGCGTATTTTAGTGCGACTGGTGATACAGCTGGAACGTCAACTACATATGGTATTTATGCTACGGCAACTGGAGCAGATACTAATTACGCAGGATACCTTGATGGAGATACTTTAGTAACAGACACACTTTATACAAATAGTCGAGCTATTAAAAGAACAGCTTTAGGAGCAGCAGACTATAATCCATCTGCTTTAACCACTGACTATCTTATAGCTGTAGATAATACTGCTGCTGCGCGAGCTGTTACTATTTCAACAGAAGATGAGGACTCTGGGAGTACTGCCAGTCCAAGAGTATTTGTTATAAAGGATGAGAGTGGAGGGGCTGCTGCACATAATATCACAATCTCTCTTGAGTCAGGAAATACTATTGATGGGGCAGCTTCTTATGTAATAAATCAGCCTTATCAGAGTGTGACGCTTTATCTTGATGGAACTAACGGGTTTATAATATAAGGAGGAGAATGAAATGAGCTATAAACCTTTACCAATTAGCTATTACGGGATTACATGGGATGAGAATACAAGTACTCCGAGTGCGATTGAGAGAACAGGTTCGCTTAGGGGAGTTGCTGTAGCTTCTAAACCTGATGATTCTATTATTCCTATCCAAGCAGCAATGAGACGCTGTGTTGTAGATGATTCAGGGAATGTGGAATATTATCTTGACCCAGACGATTCCACGAAGAAACAAGATGGAGGTAGCGCTAACCTTGATGGTACAGATGGCCAGGTGATGGTGGAGATTCCTAAGTTTTATTATAAGTATGACTATAGTGGTACAGTACATACTTGGGAAGTTAGCTTGTATCCTCTTGAAGGATTTATTCTTCACCCTGCCTTTAACAAAGACGGAGCTGTTGTAGATCATAGATATATGGGGGCGTATGAAGGTGTGCTGTACGACACTTCAGAATCTAAATATGTTAATGGCTTATACCTTCCATCAAATGCTACCTACACTTTTTCATTTCTGGACAATGGTGGAGCTGATGATACAATTAGTTCAGATGCAGCCGCGCATGCTTTCGCAAATTTAGAGGCTGGAGTTGACAAGATAGTAGTTAGTGGTAGCACTGTAAATGACGGAACGTATGATATTAAGAGTTGTACAGATGATGTTATTACTCTTGAAACGGGAACTCTGGCTGGTACACAGGCAAATGATCAGTGTGTTATCCAGGTTCAGAGAGATTGGACTGTTACTACTGGAGATAAACTGAGTAGTGTTTCTGGTAAAGCTCCTATGAATCAGGGAACAAGAGCACAGTTTAGAGAAGCTGCTTTAAACAGAGGATCTGGCTGGAGACAACAGGACTATGATTTAGTTTCAGCTATTCAATTATTATATCTTATAGAATATGCCTCATTCTATTCACAGTCTATGATCGGTGCAGGACTTACAGATTGGACAGGTGCTACATGGGCGGCTCATAATAACTATAATCCTATAGAAACAACAGGTAATTCTAATTCAGATGGAAATGATACAGCTAATACCTCTGGCGGAGATGGAACCACTGGTAGTTACATGAGCTATAGAGGAATTGAAAACTTCTTTGGTCATGTTTGGAAGTTGGTAGACGGGATTAATGTCAATGACAATATACCGTATGTCAATAATGTAGAGACTCAGTTTGCAGATGATACTGATACAAATTACACACGGTTGGAGGATACAGGAGGAAGTGGAATTACACTGCATAATGCAAATGGATACCAGACTACTCTTGAACAGACCAAGAGAGGGTTTTTACCTTCAGCAGTTGGAGGAAGTTCCTCCACCTATGTAACGGATTATTATTATCAAAATACTGGTTGGCGGGTGGCTAATTTTGGCAGTAGTTCTAATCTTGGTGGTGAGGCGGGGTTCTTCTTGTGGGATTTGCATTATTCGTCGGGTAGTGCTCGTCAGTATATCTGCGGGCGGCTTTGCAGATAATAATAATTAAATTAGGGTTATTACATGTCCTGGCAGGTAGCTAAATTTGGCAGTAATACTAATAATGGTGGTAATGCAGGGTTATTCTATTGGAATTTGAATAATTCGTCAGGTAATGCTAATCAGAATATCTGCAGGCAGCTTAGCTTATTAAATTATTTATTGAATGTAATAATCCTTGCCTCTTGGCAAAATACAAAGCAAAGCCTCATTGATGTTAGTAGGTTAACTCTCGAAAGCTTCGAGGTGAGATAAGCAAATTATGAAAAGATGTGGTAATTTATACCCACAGATATATAACTTACAAAATATTAGACTTGCACATAATAATGCACAAAGAGGAAAGAGACATTATAGGGAAGTTATGCAAGTGGATAGAAGTTCAGAAAGGTATTTCAGGGCTATCTATTATATGCTTAAGAATAAAATGTTTCACAACTCAAGATATATAATATTTGAACATTTTGATGGAAATAAAATAAGGGAGATATATAAATTGCCTTATTTTCCAGATAGAATTATTCATCATTGTATTATGCAAATTGTAGAGCCCATATGGATGAAAACATTAATTCCTAATACTTTTGCATGTATAAAAGGAAGGGGAATTCATAAAGGTGTACAGAAACTCAAGGAAGCATTAAGAGATGAACAAGGTACAAAATATTGTCTAAAATGTGATGTAAAGAAATTTTATCCTTCTGTAAACCATAAAATTTTACAAGAGATTGTTAGAAGAAAGATAAAAGATGAAGATGTTTTGTGGTTGTTGGATGAGATAATAAATTCAGCTCCTGGTATTCCCATTGGAAACTATTTAAGTCAGCATTTTGGTAACTTATATCTTTCTGATTTAGACCATAGAATAAAAGAGGATGACAGATGTAAGTATTATTTTCGTTATTGTGATGACATGGTGATACTGCATAGTGGCAAAGAGTATTTACATGAGATTAAAGATAAACTTGTTAATTACCTCAATAGCTTAAAATTAGAACTTAAAGACAATTGGCAAATATTTCCAGTTGATAGTAGGAGTATAGACTTTCTTGGTTATAGATTCTTTCATAAATATATCTTACTAAGAAAAAGTACTTTAGTTAGGTTTAAACGTAAGATACAAAATATTAAAAAGCAACATAACCAAATGAAGCCTGTACAGATAATTAGTAGAGTTATGAGTTACTATGGATGGTTCAAGTATTGTAATTGTCTAAATTTAACAAAAAAGTATATTGACGGAGATATTTATGAAATTACAAAGAATATGTGTGTTAAAAATAGAGTACATAATCCATTGTATAATATAAGAAAGAATACAGGCTTTATTTGAGATGTTTAGATGTATATTTATTGTACTTGTAAATGGTTAATAATAAAAAGAATAATTTCTTTAGTAGTAACCATAACTACTCTATTCCTTCTGTCTTGTGGGCCAGTGAGGAAGCTGACAAAAGCAGATTATATCTTAGGAGCTGCTTATACAGTTGCTAAAGCTGGAGATGCTTATACCACTATGGAGGGGATGGATAGAGGTGCTATTGAGAAGAGTCCATTGCTTGGAGAACATCCTTCAGATGGAATGGTTATATTATCCTCTGTAATTATAACAGGTATAATGTGGTTGATTCTTAAGTATACAAGACCTACAGCAGGAAGAACAGTAGTAGGTATTAATACAGGTATTGCAGGTGTAGCAGTAAAACGTAACTTAGATGTCTTGAACAATATAGAATAGGAGGCAAGAATGACAAGAAGGAAGAGTATAATCATAGGGCTGACTTTTTTGGCAGCAGCAATCATATTTCTTATGATTATTGTTGGAGTAAGTAGAGCAGAGCAGTCAGTGACTGCTAACATAGGTGTTGTTGAGGGTTCAGTACATGAGGAAACTACTTTTAGCTCTCTGTCAGTTATAGGTGGTAGTGCATACTATGAGGACACCTATCAGTCTCAATTCAGAACCACCCAGGCAAACGTGGTTTTCTCTAAGACCTTTGGCGAAGCTGGAGTAAGTACTAACATTACTACTGTCTCTGATGCTTACATAACTGAAAAGGAAGTTATAGGAGCTACTCAAGTGTACGAACAATCCTGTGTAGCTGCTGCAGCAGGAAGTAAGTTTGTTGGATCTGCTATTGAATACAAAGGTATAGCAGTCCCAGGAGGCATTGGTGAATGCGCTGGTGTTGGTTTTACTGCAGATGTGCCCATGAGTGTGGGGAGGCTGTCTGCTGCTGTTATCTATAGACGTATCGGAGAGACTACTATTCCAGCTGTAGAAGAAGGTGGTACTGATACAGTAGTACTTGAGAACACACTACAGAAGACTGAGATCACTGCTGACGGTACACAAAACGACTTTGTTTTTACAACTGAGGGTAATGCGTGTAATCCTGCTGAAGGTCCTCCAGAGGAACCTTTCTTTAAGTTCGAGTTATGCGCTGACCCTCCGACAGGGCTTTTACCTTGGCCCCATGCAGTAGAATAGGAGGTGAGTAATGGGAACAAGAACTGAACAGTCCCAGTTTGTATACTATATAGGTGAGCTCATAAAGTATGCTTACAAACACGACTATGAGCTTACCTTTGGTGACGCTTGGGCAACTGAAGGACATATAGAAAATAGCTTTCATTATAAAAGACTTGCTATTGATCTTAACTTATTCATAAATGGAGAATATATTACAACTACTGAAGGTCATAGACCTCTCGGTGAATATTGGGAGTCGCTTCATCCAAAGTGTACCTGGGGAGGTAGGTTTAAAAGACCTGATGGAAACCATTATAGTTGGGGAGAAGAAAGATGACTATTGCAGGGCAAGGAATAGAAAAGATTACATACACAGATGAGGGTATAAAAACTGTTAGATTTCTAAGCGACCACGTGACTTACACAGTAGAGGATAAAATAAATCCTGACATAGTTAAAGACCGTGAAGTTAGACCTACCTCATTCTGGCGTAACTTTAGTTCTGTTCGTAAGGCTAAGAAGAGTGGAGTAGTACATACTGTGATAACTCCTAGTTTAGTCAGAGAAACATTGAGTCCTAGATACGTTAGGCACTTCCTCTTAGGTGATGATGTAGCAAATCCTGCTGATAAGGATCTGCTTAATAAACAGTGTAAGAAGTACGACGTAGCAAATATACCATACAAGTTTCCAACGTACGACTGTGAGGATAGGAGCTTTGCTTGTATGGGAGTGTGGCATCTTAGCACAGTAACTGCAGCTATGGCTACATACATAGCGTGGGTTACCTACGTAGAGGGTGGTGAAGATAAAGCTCATGCGCTTAATGCTTTTTATACAGATGATAACTTTTACATGTACGAACCTGCACTCTATAAGATCTTCACTATTCCCGAGTTCTGGATGGTAAATGTCTTGATTGGATAGGAGGAGTTATGGGAATCTTGAGTTTCTTATCAGGTAGTACTAAGGCAATGGATACTGCGAGTAGTGTAGTAGAAGGAGCTAAAGCTGGTATTGATAAGTTATGGTTTACTGATGAGGAGAAATCTGACGTAAGTAATAAGATTCTAGGTATTGTTCTAAAGAGAGTAGAGCTCGCAGTCGGTGAGAGCTCAACTCGATCTATGACAAGGAGATTTGTTGCCTTGACGTTCTGTGTCCCATTTGTTTTGTTGAATCTGTTTGCAGTAGCTATTTACAGGTTTGATTCTGATTGGGCTGCATTTTCTTTTAACGTTGCCAAGAGTTGGATAAACATAATTATAGCTATAGTTATATGGTTCTTTGGCAGTTATGGAGTTGGTTACTTATTAGATAAAAGAAAGGAAAAGCAGCAATGATACGTATAGCAGACATTATCGGAATAGTTATAACTGTTGTGTTGAGTGCACTTTGGGTTGATATAAGAAGGGTGGGAAGAAATAGGCAGAAGGACGAGAACGAAAGACTTAGGCGTGAGGCAGCCTTTAAAGAATATCTATTTCAGACTTTCCTTACTCAGGCTTCTCATGATGAGCAATGTGCTAAGAACTTAGCTAGAATAGAAACCAGTGTTTTAAACATGAAGGTAGAAATACTAACTGAGCTTAGAAATGGTAAGAAGAAATAAGACGAGTTGGGACTGGGGTTTCTTTCTCCTTTTCTTTACCCAGCCCTGGCTCGTCCTCTATAACAATTATTCGCCTCCTTCGCAGAATGCAGCACTTACTAATTCAGGGATTTTAGCACACAGCACGTCTTCCGATTTACTACCATCATCTGAAATATATGCTCTGTCTCCTATTGCCTCACCACACTTCACAAGTAACCCACGGTAGTAGTCAGCATTTCTTTGACTTTGCGCTGCTGTCTCCATCCAGTTTGCTATCCGTTTTGCTACAGCTTTGGCTAAAGCTGGGTCCATCACTCTGTCTTCTGTCTCAGAATCACACCAACACTGTGCTGCTAATTGTAAAGCTTCTTTCATCCATATACTTTCTGTTGACATCTTAAACCTCCCTAAGTTTATTTTCAGCCTCCACCCACTTATACCACACTTTAAGACCTTCGTCACTCTCTAAGTCTTTCCAGAACCTCTTGACCTTACCTGTTCTGAAACAAGTATCCATGACGTTCTGCATCTTGACAGAATCTATATCTCTATAAACAAGCATAGATAACTTCTCGTCAGATATTGCACCGTTCTGCTCTATGATTCTCATAACAGAATCAACATCCTCTGTAATCTCACTCCTACCTACAGCCGAGAATGCATTAACCATTGGAAGTTCTAATCGCTCTACTACCTCAAGAGCTTTCTCGAAGTGCTCAACCTCTACAAACATATCCGGTACTCTGGATGCTGTTATTATCTGAGCTAACTTCAAGATTAGTGTTGGTTTTCTGCTATACCAACCCACAAACCTATGGTCTAAGCACATTCTGTCAGGGTCTCTTTCATCATAGTCGTTATACCAGTCTATCCACCACCTTCTACTTTGCGGTGTATACTTATAACTTCCAAGGCTGGCTGCTATATCTGCTAAGTCACTTATCAGAAGGTCTTTCAATTTAAGGGTTTCTTCATCTATCTCCGGAATAGCTACCTTCTTTTCCTTACCATCAGTCCAGACGAAAGTTATCCTGGAGGCTAGTCCACCTCCAAATGCGGATGTAGGAAAACAAGTAGCTAAGGACTCCGGAGTCGTAGCTGACAGCATTGTTAAAAACACGGACTTTATCTCATTAGAACCAGCTCCTTTCGTCCTGTATCTATAAGGTCTATACTTACAGTCATACAAGTCAGTTAGAAGGATTAACATTTTAGCATTTTCCCGTTTCTGCCCTAAGAAAGTTTCCAATTCGCTGGCCTGAATAGTTAAACTATTATGTTCAAAGCCAGTTCCATCAGGCATCATCTCTACTTTACTCGCCAGCTCAAGGTCTTCGAGCATAGCCTGTGGAGTGATTGCATCAGCAGAAGTAATAATCTTAGTTACCTCATGTACAATCTCTCCACCGTAGTTAATAGCTTGAGTCTTCCTCGAAATTCCTGGTTCCGATACAAACACTATATAAAGGTTAGGAAATATTCTTGTCCTTCCAAATTCAAACCAGACTTTCTTCATCAGGGCAGACGATATGAGGGAGTATGCTGTCCACTCATGTAGTACTTTCGTACTCTCGGTATTCTCCACATACTTTAGATATGTAGCTACCCAGTCGTCTAGTTTTCTGCTCATAATTTAATGTAGCCTTGCTTGACTTGCTCTGTGTTCAATAAGTTTAATGTTCTCCATCTGCCTTTTGAATTTGATGAGAGCCTCTTGAGTATAAGGGTTATCTAAATACACTATGTACTTTTGATGGTCAAGAGCGTATCTCTCCTCCTGTGCAATACCATCACTTTCATTCCATCCAGGTATACAATACACAACAAAGACATCTGACCACAGTATTAAACTACAGTTAAGAGCTTCCCAAAACTCAAAGGTGTCTCCTATATCACGCATCTGGTGGCAATATGTTATAGGAGAAAATACTATATAGTCCTGTAAGATTAGTTGCCTTGTAGCAGTTGCTACCTCCTCATATACAAATGATCTGTCAGCTCTCTTAGTATAAGGGGAGGCTAAGTATATTCTTTCAAACATGCTATATCCTTTCAGTGGGTCAACTATTGACCTACTTCTTCCATATTATTTTCGGTTCTGGTGTCTTGTCTACAATCTTCCAAATCACATTTACAGGATGTGAGTTAGAGTTGCTAGTTCTAACGAAGGCAGCCCATGGTATGTCAGCATTTGTAAAGAAGTTTTTCCACTCCTCAATGCTTGATGGAGTTTCTATTACAGGAGCTGTCTTCCCTTCATAGTGAGCTGTAAGAAAGTCTTCAAGACGGTAGCTATCTGTAAGTTGGTCCATCTCAGGATTTACTATCTTCGTTGGCATTCTCCAGCTCCTTCCACGCACAGTCTATGAATGGGTCTTTAGTTCCATCGTATTCCCTGCACACTTGTGGTCTATTAGGATATATAGCACAACCGGCAGGAGTCAGAAATGGACACGGATACTCAAAGGATACCATCAATCGTATCTCTTTCTTATCTACATCTATAGGTACTCTATAAACCTTAAAGCCACGAGCAGAGAAGAACTCTACCATGTCTTTATTGTCTCCTGCGTAGGGTGTAAGGATGTGTATGTCTTTACAGCATCTTTGACACTTAATGCAAACCTTTTGTTTTTCTGTTAATCCTTGATCTACTTGTTTTTCTGTCTCTTCCATAATTCCTCCTAAAGTTAAAGTTAAGTTATATATCCTCCATTGTTCCCCAAGTATCACCTACAGAAAAGTCTACATCTATGTGAAACTCTTCATCCTTATAGAAGAGAGGGTGAATCATACATTCTCTCATTTTTGCGACAGCAAAGTCTACCTTGTCTTCAGGAACTACGACGTAGATAGCATCATGTAGTTGCAGAATGATGTCAAGCTCTTCTCCATAAGTATTGTATAGCTTTACAAGGGATAAATTTAGTAAGTCACCTACTGTTGACTGCGGAATAAAGGAGTAGGCACTACGGAATAGTGTGCTGTTGTGCTCCTCTCCAGGTGGTGGCCATCTATCCAAGAAGCGGTGGCGTCTACCTAAGAGATTGGTTAATGTTCTGGTATTGCGTAGTTCCTCCTGGATGCTTCTATGCCAGAGCTCCAAATGGGGATTGGCTAATTGGTCTGCTTTAAGAAGGTTCTTTGCGTCCTTCATTGAGATTCCTAGCTTGTTCATTAGAACAGATGGTCCAGCTGAGTAGTTAACAGCATGACGTAGTGTTTTTCCTACTCCTCTTTGCTCAGGGGTTACATCTTCGATAGATATGCGAAATAGCTGGGCTGCTTTCATCTTATGGACATCCCAGTTATTTGCTTTCCTCTCTTCCCTGGTAGCTCCAAAGGATTTGTTGAACATCTCCTTTAGTATATTGTCTCCTGAACTATAGGCTACGACTACAGCCTCTGCTTGAATGTAGTCAGCTTGTACTATCTTGTTCCCTTCTCCAGCTATGTATAACTTCCTCACGGGCTTTGGTATGTTCTGGAGATTACCACTACCATAAGATAAGATTATGGACTTACTGGAAGACCATCTACCGAAAGATTTGTAAGAGTCTTCATCATCAAGAACGAAGCCCTTCTTCTCTCGTTGCATGGTAGCACCCGTTATGTTATAACTTGTGTGTACTTTGCCTTCTGGAGAGACATCAAAGTTAGTAAAGGAAGTTGCTAGCTTGACTAACTTCTTAGCTGCGATTATTTTATTTAGGATAGGTGAGTCAGGATGCTTCCTCAGGAGCTTACCAAGAGCTTCTTCATCGGTAGTTAGTTTCCTCGGTTCAGATACACTCTTCCTTCTCTTGAACTGAGGCTCAAACTCTAATGTCCCATAAAGAAGTTCCTTCATCTGCTGAGGACTGCTCATGTTTATCTCTCTACCTGCCAGGGCATTTACCTCCATCTGTAAATCTGATAGCTCAGACAGTACATCGTCCCTGAATGTAGCCTTCTTTTCTAAGTCTATGAGAACTCCGCCGAGTTGGAGTTTAGAGCAGACTTCAAGCTGACTTCTTTCAAACTCATAGGTTGACATAATGTTCTGCTTGTTGATTTCATCTACGAGAACTTCATAGATACCAAAGGTGTTGGCTGCGTCCTGTGCATTGTAGAAAGTCGGCATGTCCATAGCTTGGTATTTCCACTCAGGAACATCAAGGCATATAGATGATAAGAAGCCAAGACTTCGTGGGAGCTCTGGCCAGAGAACGTGCCCCATAAGCATTGTGTCCTCTATGTCTTTAGCAAGTATACCATTTTGATACCATAGAACTGACATATCATAGACAGCATTGTGCATAATGATCTTATTGTTTTCCAGAAGTTTCCCTACGTAGTGCCAGACCTCTGCCTCTTGCATTGAAGAGTATCTTGGCTTTCTGAATGACAGGAAACTAAAGGATAAAGCATGAGTTGGTGAGTCTGCGATACCAATTATATCTACATGAGATTTATAAGTAGATTCTATGTCAAGAGCTACTATCCTCTTCTCGGATATTAGCATCTTAAGGTAGTCTATGAACTCTCCTGCAGAGGGAGAGTAGTTTAATCTCCTTTCGTCTCTTGGTATCTCAGGAAAACTGGAGTGCTTGAGAGCTTTTCTTAGATCAAAGACGGTGGGATAGTGTAACTTCCAATCGTAGTTAACAGCCTGTGGATGATAGGTAGGTAATACTTTTACACCAGGAACAAGAGTGCTATCCACTATATACCCACGTGATGCAGATATACTTGTTCTTCCTGTTAATGCCCAAAGAGCAGTCTTGCCTAAGGCTACAACAATGTTAGGTTTGAACTCTATTATCTCGTTTCTAAGAGTATCTATCCATTGTTGCATCATAGGCTTTGGTCTTGTACACTTGTAGTCCTCGAAGTAGAAAGCTATCTTGTTTCCTGGAGGCTGCTCTCTGGCTACGTTTGCTACTAAGCAATTATAGCGCACAATACCAGCCTGCTCAAGAAGCATATCTAAAGTTCTACCTGAGTAGCCTATGAATGGTTTGCCCAGTCTGTTCTCTTCTTTTCCTGGAGCTTCACCTACTAGCATCATCTCTGCTGTGGGCGGGCCTTCAGTTTTGACGTACATTAGCTTCTCCTTTCATTTAGTATGTGCAACCACCTTAGCGCATGTTACCTAATCCTCTTGGCTGCACTGGCTGCAGTATAGAAGGTGACATACCTGCAGCGAACTCACTTTCTGGGCCCACTATAGCTATAACAGTTACAACAGTATCATCTCCCTCACTTCTGTGAGTAGATGTTCCTATAGTTTTTACAGCTTCTTTATTCTCAAGACACTCATTAAGTTCTCTCTCTACCAGATCCGGGCTGCCAGTAAATATTCTGTATCTCATTTTATTCTCCTTTATTTTATTTTCCCTGTTAAAACTGTTTTCCTTTCCTTACCTTCAAGCTCTGTGCCAGCAAACAAAGAAGTTGCTAAGTCCTCAGCTCCTTTTGTGCTCTCATAGTTAGTCATTCGTGTACTGGCTGCAGCGAAGGCAAACTTGTCGTTGTCTACTCCATGGCAGAAAAGCCCATAACGTACACCAGCCTCGATGAATGCTCCTGAACCCATGAAAGGATCGTAGAGTATTTGACCTGGGATAGCCACTCTTCTTAGAAGTTGAGTACCAAGTTCCAAAGGCTTTTCATATGGGTGTGTTTTATCTGCCGGTGCTATAGGATTGACCTGTATCCAATCTGGTAAACCTTGAACAGCAAGTCTAGCTTTTGGCCTCCTGAGATATAAGAACATCTCGTAGCAAGCTGGAGGCCAGATTGATGGTTGATTACTTTGGCCGGTCTCACGCTTTATCCAAACATAAGGTCTAACGTAAGGTATCCAGCCATAACCTCTAAAGACTCCTGATATTATATGAGTGTGTTCTGGCGCACAGAAAATAAATGCGTGGGAAGTTTCCTTGCAGAAGTTATCTGACTCTTTAGCTAAAGCTTTTACATACTGCATAGCTTCTGTTGGGTTGTCTTGGATTTTGTATCCAGACGTTGTGAGGTCTCCGCCTATCTTACCGCCTATTCCTTGGGTGGTCTTGTCAGCATTTATACCATACAAAGGGTCTGTAAGTAGTATGTCAATGCTGTTCTTCTTCATACCTTGCATGTGTTTAACTGCATCACCTAAGGTCAGCTTATACATTTTGTCTCCGGATAGCTTTGCAGCCTCAGTCTTATCCATTCCTTCAACGGCTGTGAGTACCTTAGACATTCCTTGCATAGCCCTTTTTATATCTGACTTCTTAGATACGTTAGCAAGTTCTGGGAAGGCCTCAATCATCTGAGCCATCTCTAAGTCTGAAATTATTGTAGCCTTACTCTTGCCTAATAACTTTGCAGTATCACTTATAGTATGACCACCTGATACACCTGGAGATGTCTTACCAAGTCTTCCTTGTTTAAGCTCGTGGAGTGTCTTGATTGCTATAACTTCCTCCGCAGGTGTTAAGTCCTTCCTATGGAAGTTAGCTTCTATCTCCAACTCTTTCATTTCATAGTCATCTACTACATCTTGGTAGACGCAGAGAACTTTCCTCTGTCCATAGATACATGCAGCTAATCTTCTACCACCATCTATTAATTCAAGGTTCCTTGTTACAATTATAGGTAGGATTTGCCTAGTCCTCTTAAAAGAATCAGCCAAACCCTCTATGTCTCCCATATCCTTTCTTTCTCTTCCAACGGACTCTCTTACTTTTATCTTTTCAGGTTCGATTTCAAATACTTCCATAGTTGTCTCCTATACTAAACCTAATTCCTTCAACAGTTCTAGTTGTTCATCTGATACAGTCACCAGTTTCTTCCTACCTGTAGAAGTTGAAGACTTTTTCTTCTTAGTCGTCTTCATCTTAACGATAGTCTCATGGGATATTTCTTTATCCCTTTTAAGGACGTAGTCTCTAACAAACTCTAATTGCTCCGTCCAGTCTAAAGTATTAAAGTCCTTCCTTAATTGATTCAGTTTCATTTGTTCCCTCTCAAAATATGTTGAAGTGATTCTTGTCACAGACTTCGAAAACTGACCCAAAGAAAAGGAGTGAGTCAATAGTTGACCCACTCCTAATTAAAAGGCTAGATTGCACGAGACATAGAGTTTATCTCGTTTCTAGCATTGCCAAGATACTCACCCACTTGAACTCCTACCACTACATCCAGACCTAGCCAGTCGCCATTATTAATAGCTTCGAGCAGGTCTTTCTTGGTGTTCATTTTGACTTTCATAGATTCTGCGAAGCGGTTAAGCATGTTGATCTTTGTCTGGCGTTTAGTAGCTCTACCATTGGAAGACATTTCGTTCTCGTCTCCAGGGACAGGAAGCCAGTTCCTGTAGTACACATGAGCTCCGTCTATAGGAGTTTCTCCGTCTGACATTGTGCCCTCGTTTTCAGTGAGAGCTACTTTCCATGTGATGCAGTGTCTCTCAGGTTCGAGTGCTACGGAGATTACGTTTCCTGTGTAGTTACCTACAGGGATTAAAGGTTCAGGTTTGTATTCCTTTTCCAGGTTGAAGTCATCCAAATTTTGCTGATTACTCATTTTATTCTCCTCCATTTGCTTCAGTTAATGTTGGTACTGATACTGATATTGCGTCTTCCGGCATACCGTTTCTTACAGCGTTGTCTATGCAAGAAGACTTTCCTACGTAACCTTCAGATGATGCGCCAACGACTTCGCCATTTGCTGCAATCCTCTTCCAGCGCCATTCCCCTGAATGGTCTTCGTAGATGTGCCATCTGTCTCTCCTCATTCTTCACCTCCTTTCTTCTTGTTTAATACGTCTACAATAGCTTGGTAGTTATTAGGCATTTCATCAGGGAGACGTCTTGCTTCACCTGAGAATCTACTCCTCGCCTTGTAGAAGCCACGAGTTATCGTACGAATTTTAAACTGTGTCTTACCCTCTACGTTCTTTGGGAAGCAATGATAGACCTCACCGAAGTAGCCTGGAACCATAGTGGATAGCTGACCTGTGAGTAGTGGTTCTGTTCCGAGGATAGCTCCAGTATCTTGGTCTTGTATTAGCTTCAAGTGAGCTATCATTACTACGTTCACTGGGAAGTTAGTTATCTGCCTAAGTTTCCCTTCCATTAGATTCCTGACTAATTGGTAGTGCACGTTCCATAGAGGACCTTGAGTTGGGGAACGCTTTGGGTCGAGTTGAAGTGCCCTCTCCATAGCAATATCTGCGAGGGCCGTAGTGTTGTCAAGGATTACAGTTTTATATTTAGACTCTCCACTTTCAAACTCGGTTTTAAGTTCCCTTACTTTCTTCTCGAATTTAACCCAGCCAGCAACACTCAAAGGGAACTGTTCGAAGTCAAAGTCCTTTCCTTCGTAGGTAGATACCTCTGTACCTGTATCGAATAGGAAGCCTGGTGTTGGGAAAGAGCTTGCAAAGACAGACTTTCCTGCTCCATAGTCTCCTGTTACAAAGCACTTCCATAGTGATGTGTCTGGTGTTATGTCCTTAGCGTTTGGCATTAGTCTTCTCCTTTCTTTAAGTAAGTTCTTTTACTCCAGTTGTCATTCTTATTCCAGAAATCCAGAACGAGTTTAAGTTTTGTGCTTGCCTTCTTAAGAAGCTCCACTTCTCCTGGGGTTGTAGCAGGGTCTAGGAGAAGCCCGATTATTCTGTTTCGTATCAAGCGCACATCCTTCTTATTCCTGTTCCTTCTACTTCTCCACTCGTGGTATAGCTTAGCTGACCTCATATCTCCCCCTCCCAAGGTTTGGAGTCTTTTAGCACATCCCAAGGTTCTCCTACATAGATATGCTCTAACCTCTCCTCTCCTAAGGGAACATTCTGACTGCACAGGTTATAGAACTCACATCTTCTATTATAGTTATGGCAAGCGTTCCAGTCCTTTGGCCACAGATTTCTTCTATGCTCACGCACTATGTCGTTAGCTTCAGATAGAAACTTTACCCTCCAGTCTGCTACGTCCCCGTCAGTAAATATCTGAGGAACTCTTTTGAAGTCAATCTTAGGTTCTCCGTAAATCCCTGTCTTCTTAGACTTCCTTGCAAGTAACTGGTGCATTGTAACCAGTACCCCTTCCGGAGGGGAGGGGAAGATAACAGTGCCTGCTACGAGGTAACCCATCAGTTGTGTAGAGCGCCGTAGCTGCTCCGCTAATTTATCTAATGAACCTCCTGTAGTCTTGTCTTCTGTTACCCAGTATCTACCACCAAATTTCACCTCAAGGTCTATCTTTCCTGTGAAGTATAAATCGGTGCCTGGGATGTCTGGAAAGTATTCCTTCTCCTCGTCTGTAAGAACTACCTTCAGTTTGAATGGTACTTCCGGCTGTATAATTTCCAACATACCTTCGTCTGATGCAAAGTCTTCAATCCATCGAGCAAAGGAATACATAGCATTTTCGAATGTTCTGTAATCATCGACAAAGA